CGTGTCTCGCGATGCGACGCAAGACGCCGAGACTCAAAAATGGTATGCTCCTATTGTTTTTGCAGGTGACTGTCAAGCGCTCGCGGGTGAAGCGATCCCAAACGGCGGGGGTTTTTTCTCTGTCGCAAATGGTAGAGTCACTCTGTCAACGGACCCTAACTTAGGAGTTATCGCTCCAAATATTTCAGGCGCTCCCGACCGCGTAGCAGATAGTTTTGTGATGATTCATTTGAGATGAATATGATTTACGAATATAAATATTTGGGTTTTTCTCTAGTCGGTTCAGGTCTAATTCTAGGCGCTTACATTTTCGGAGTTCAACAAGGCGTAAACGCTGCTGAGTCTCAATATGAGAGTGACCGCGCTGAGTCTGTTATTGAGTTTAATCAAGTGAACCAAGATCTTGTTGCAACTCAGATTAAACTCACCGAGTGTGAAGCGCGGTCTGCCGGCGATTGCGCCCTTGACTGTGAATCGATCACTCAAGAGCGCGTCTCTCAAGCGCTTGCGTCGTGCGCTGCGATATGTCGAGACTGATATGATTTCGGCGCTCATCATCCTACAAGCGTTTATGCCTAGTACGCCCGCAAACGTGATTTATTTAGGCGAGCACTTGCCGCCGATACACGCAGATCGATCGCGGTGCGCGTCGTTAACGGGGTTTTGTATGACGATTACTCTAACAGAATTCTTACAACTCAAAGACATGGCGCAAAATACGCCGAATATGTGCCGACGGGCGGTTGACCAGGCATCAACCGCATGTGCGAAGAGCGCCGCCGAGCTCGCCGACATCGTTAGTCAACGCGAGCAAGATGACGCCGATTTAATTAAATCGTATCAAATACAAGTCAACACGCTCGACGCTAAAATCAATCGACTCAACGCGGCCCGCTTTCGTTGGAAATGGGGCGCATATAGCGCCGGCGCGGTCGCCGTGATCACATCAACAATACTAGTGATTAAGGGTTTATAGTATGGACATCACCGGCGTTGATTTTGGTGTTATTCTCACAATCCTCGCGATGATCATAAAAGGGGCTCAAGATCGGGCTCGCGCTGCTGAGGAACTCGGCAAACTCAAGCAACAAGTCGCGAGTCTTGAGGCGCGAGGCTCACGCTGGGATAATCGATTTGAGTCTTTAGAATCAAAATTAGAGGTACTTATCGCCGCCGTCACACGCATCGAGGTATTATGCGAACGCGATTACAAAGCGCGCACACCTTTACCCCAACGAAGCGAGCCGCGCCGCTAACATCGGTTTATGATCTTGAGATTTCGCGAGTTCTTTAAGCTCGGCTCGCGCGATGTTGAGCGATTCGCCGGTGTATGCTGCCGACACTTTCGCGGCTTCCCAAAACGAAGCGCGGCCCAACATTGCGGCGATTCGTCGGTTTTCAATGCCGACCAACGATTTAAACTCTTTTTTAAGCGCTTTAAATACGTGCTTTGCCTCGCTCAGATTGCGTTGCCAACCGTTTAAAAGCGCCGAGTTTCTCAGGTTGTGCGAGATGCACCACGTATAGAAAAACGCTTGTTTTTGCTGTTCTCCTAAATGTTCGATACTTACGCCGAGCCTCTTCGCGCACTGGACGACCTCGGGCCAAGGTATCGCATTATGCTCACACGCGGCTTTTAAGTCGTCAATCGTTGCAAATTGGTTGTAGGGTGTCGGCGTGGTCACATGCGAATATTCGACGTCATCGCTTTTTTTTTGTTCAGTCTCGGCGCATACATCATCAATCGATGCGGCCGGTGTTGGTGCCGGTGTTGGTGCCGGTGTTGGTGCCGGTGTTGGTGCCGGTGTTGGTGCCGGTGTTGGTGCCGGTGTTGGTGCCGGTGTTGGTGCCGGTGTTGGTGCCGGTTGTGGCTGATTAGAGTCTAGTTTCAACTCTTCGCCGAGCGATTCCGCTGTGATCATAGCGCGCTCATAATCATCCATCGGCATAGTATCGATGATCTCATCGACACTATACAGGCCCGATACAGCATCGGGAAAGAGCGCACGAAGGGCCATCGTGAGAGCGCGAACGCGGTGCATTTGTCGGGGCATTGTATCCCAATTTCGATTTCTTGTGAGCCCTTGCGCCTCAGCCATTTGCCGAGTAAACGTAAACTCATGAATAACATCGACACCATTCACGCGCTCATCGACTCGGCTCACTTCATATGTACAGTGATTATCCGACCATGATGAGATTCGCATAACGCCGACAAGGCCAGACTTGCGACAGATACCCGCGATTGCGTCGGCTTTTAGCGCCGGAGTGCCTTTTAGTACGTAACACTGACTTTTAAGGATGCCGAGGTCATAATCAAAATGATGCCCAAATTCGGCATAACACAAAACCATGTCATGAGCTCGTCGGTTGTCGCCCCCCGACAACATCATACACATATTCCATAACTGATCTTGATCTTCAGGGCGAAAACGAAACGGGCCCGGTCGTTGTGAAGGCGGTAAAATCATTTTTATGTCTCCATTAATACTCAGGTTTTGACGATCATCAGCGTGATAATGGTAATCAATAGAATGATAATTGTGATGAGGTCGCGCTTGATGCGACGGTCGAGAGGGTTCATCGCCGAAACCGGCGAGCGATATGCGCAGCCAAGCGAACGACGGCGCGGGTAAAATCGAACGGGTTCAGGGGCTCATTGATACGCTCGGCGAGGTCGACACCCCGAAGCGCGGCGAGTTCAACATCAGTGATCGAAGGGCGCGGCGGGTCTAATGTGACCGGCTTGAGATCGTAGCACGTCGGGTACTTGTCAGTAACGCACATTACCATGCCCCCGTATTCCGTATAACGCAACCCTCGTACACGACAAACGGCGTCTCTTTCGCAAGTAGTCGAATCAATAACTTTTTAAGCTTAGGATTGTTTGAGAATCGGCTTGTCAACTCCTCAACCGAGAGCGGGCGAGTCTCTGCGAATGCTATACTAGTCACGTTAAAACATAACGTCGGTTCAAGCGCGAGAGTCAAATCGATGTCGCTGTTAAAATCCGATGCCGTGAAACGCTCACTTTCTACGCCGTATTCAGCGCACAATTGGTTTATTGTATTAGCGAGATCTACAGCGCGATATTCAGGCGCGGTGAGTCGACCGTTTAACACGCCGTAAATATATTGCGGTGATACCTGCGCTCTCTCGGCGACCGTTCGCACTGTAAGCGCTTTTATCACCTTTTGCTTTTCTTCGTTCATCTTTGCCCCTTTCGCGGGTTTGTAAAAAAATGTGAGTACACCTTGACACATGTTTAAAAGTCATGTCAAGTAGAAAGTGAAAGTTTTCAAAAGGGGTTTTAAATGAATGAGCATGAAGTAAGAATCGCAGCTTATGGTTTGAAGTTGTCGCCGGCGGTCAAACTCGTCTTGATTGGCATCATTTCGCGCGTGAACTGGAAATCGTGGACCGGTGAGATTTCTTTTCGAGATCTTGCGCAGCGCATGAACGTCTCGGCAAGCTCGGTTCGATCCGCGCTCAAAAAACTAAATGAGGCGGGTTTGATCGCGATCAAACACAATACAACGACGACTACAAACGGTAAGAATATTTTTAAACGCTCGACGGTCATCGTAAACGTTGAATCAATCGTAGGTGTATCGCGGATTGATACACCCCCTGTATCGAGGATTGATACACCCCCTGTATCGAGGATTGATACACCCCCTGTATCGCGGATTGATACACCCCTGTATCAAAATACGGCACACCCTGTATCGCGGATTGATACACCCCCCCTGCCGCGGATTGATACACTTACAATAGAGGATAACAATTATACTACAATTAATAATTCAATTGAGGATCGACAACGCGAGCGAGCTGAGAGAGAGAAAAAAATGCGACTCGCTCAAAAACGCATGAAGAGAAGTTACAGATAGAGAAAACTGATGAGCAACGAAATGATATCACTGGCCGAAGCACTACCCCCAACGATCGACGATCATCTCAGCGAGTTAAAAAAAATCGCTCGGGCGAGGTCCGAAGCCGGAGGCAACCCCGCCCCAAGTTTCGGCGACTGGTCGCATCTTAATCACGAAAACCTTGAAGCTGAAAATTTTATCGAGCGCGGTGAAGTCACTTTAACGGCGTGTGACGTTCCGTTTTGCGGACGATGCCAAGAAGGATATTTCTTTAGTAGACCTAAACTCTCGCAAGCGTTCACCGCGCTAGAGTGTAAATATTGTGAGACGCCGCGTCGATTCATCGACCGACTTAATAAGATGAGACTACCCGCCGACGCGGTCGAAATGTCGTTTCATCGTTACGAATATGAATCTCAACATCATTTTGATGCCATAAATCACATGAGGCGATGGATTCAACGCGACCCCGAAATCAAGCGGCCACCGGCGCTGTTCCTCTGCGGTTCATCTGGAAACGGCAAATCTTCGGCGTTGTACTGTTTCGCACGTGAAGCTGCGTATCGTGATCGGTATCATCAAGAGGACCGGCGACGGCGGGCTCGTTACATTTCACACTCGGCGTTGATGAGCTCGATTCGCGCGTCGTTCTCCGACCGCAACGCGAAAGACCCGCTCAAGAACTGGCTAAACGGGGTCAACCTGCTACTCGTCGACGAGCTCGGCGGTATAGGGGGCAGCGCAAACCGCACAGGTTGGTGGATTGATCAATCCACGCAACTACTCGAACAGATCTATCGTCTTCATCGATCCGGTGAACTCGCCGTCGTGTTCACTTCTAACCTAGGGCCGCGGGGTTTACATCGCGCATTCGGCGAAAATGAAGCGGTCAAGAGTCGATTGAAGTACATGTTTCAACATTCTACAGTAGAGATGTGCGGCCGTGATCGTCGCGTTGATGCCGATTGTGTCGGGCCTTGGTCCTTCTGATTAAAATAATTTGTAAAATGTTTTAAAGTATATTTGACAGAGGTTTTAAGTTAGGGCATAGTGAAGAAGTCAACACGACGCAACAGTAACCGGCACCGGCCGAAAGAGAGTAATGATTGTGAAAAGACTAAAAGAGACGACGATCGAACGATATGACGCTCGGCAGCTGCGCCGGCATCTTGACCGCTTCATGACCTATTTTGAGGCCGCGTGGTTCGGCGCGGCACCGTATCGCATTGATCAGTATCAAGTTTACTATTGGAGCGGTTTTATCTCCGATGATCATGCGTACACACCATACTGCGGCCTTCACGACCGCGAGGCACTTATCGCCGCGATTCGCGATTGTTACCGACAAGTGTTCCCGATACCGTTTTAAGCTTGACCGCGATGCGTTCATCGCGCTAGTGTCGCAACCCTCAAGGGGCTGAAACTCTAATAACACATTATATACGAGCTTATGAACACAGCCCCTGCAAGACGTCGACGTTGTGTTGGCGTCTTTTTTTTTGCTTGCACCCGCCGCGCCGATCATCTAGTATCACACGACCGCACAACGCGGTGAGTGATGATTGGAGTAGTGAATGAATCAGGTGACGCTAGTCGCAAACCTCGGCGACGACCCCGAGATGAGGACGACTAAAAACGGCGTGAGTTATGCATACATTCGCGTGTGTACGTCTGAGAATTATCAAGACAGTCGCGGCGAGTGGCAAACCTCTCGCGAGTGGCACACGCTCAAGATCTGGAATAAATCAGCCGAGCGCGCGGTGAGTACGCTGCGTAAAGGCGATCTTGTTTCAGTTGTCGGCAGTATGAAATCTTTTCAGGGCGAAAAATCGAGACTTTGGGAGATAAGCGTTAAAGAATGGCGCAACCTCTCCGGCAACCGAGGCGATAAGGGCGTCGAGCGCCCTAACGATTATTTATTACCCCGTGAACCCGTCACCGCGTTTGATACGAGCGATCATACACCGACCCCCTGGGGTGAAGGATTTACGCGCCGTTAAACAACTTTTGAGAATTGATTGAAAATGAACATGATTAAACAACTTGATAACGAAGTCGCAGAGATGCACCGGCACGCGGGCGACCTCTTCGAAGATTTTTTTATTAAACTGGTGAAGAGCGAATTTGATGAAGACACCCGCAAAATCACCGATGTGAGAACATCGTTTGCCGATATGTCGACACCTTGTCGTGTATCTGTTGAGTTAAAAAGCCGTAAGTGGACGCGTGGGCACCCTTGTCTTACCCGATCTGATTTTCTTTATGAAAACAGTTTCAAGCAAATTCGGGCGGGGCTAGAGTTTGCAAGTCGCAGCGGTTCAAAATACGCATTTATCGTTGCCGTTCATGAGTTTGACAACGTTCAAAACTTACTATCATTAAAAAGCGATATGCGTAAGTTTCTGGCATCATATAAGTGCGTGCTCGTGCTTTTCGGTGACTGCGACGGCGTAACTTACCGTATTTATAACATGGTTGATCTGCTGACTAATTTAAATAATGAGTCATTCAGAGAGAAATTGACAGACGATCATTATGGCGAGATGAGATCGCTTGACGTCAAAGTCAACTTGGGTCTTGAGTTAGACCCAAATCGCTTGATTTGGAATGAAAAAAAATGGGCGCTTTACTTTAATCAAAACAATTTAAGTCAAGACTCAATTGTGTTTGACACTCAGCGATTATATCCATTCAGTGAGCTTATGTATGAGTCGGTTATGCTTGAAGGGTCGACTCGCCAACATGAACGAGGTTCAACCTATGGTTCTACCTTGGTTTCTGTTAAAAATCTTCAAGTATCAAAAACAACTAAACATGCGTTAAGTAAAAGTTTAAAAAGCGCCAATCTTAAATCTTATCGCATCCACGTATTAGAACCCGAAGCTCTTTTTGTTGCGTTAACGGTAATTCATCTTTGGTCAAAGTGTAAAAACGATCCACGGCGTCAAGAGGTTGAAGATTTACTACAGTCGAAAAATCATAAGTTACCCGTTAAAGTTTGGAATGTTGCAGCTAACTACAATGGGAGTTATCAATGGCTATGGCGACTTCATGAAATTTTAGAGTCAAATCACATCATCCAAAATTATCTTTTAATTGATCCGGTGACTTTTGATTATAAAGGTATGCCTCACATAGAGTGGACTCATGAAGATCATGCGAACGCGATTTTAAAGCATTTAGACAACTTCGCCGAGGTCCAACCAGTCGCCGAGGTCCAACCAGTCGCCGAGGTCCAACCAGTCGCCGAGGCCCAACTGATCGCCGAGGTCCAACCAGTCGCCGAGGTCCAACCAGTCGCCGAGGCCCAACTGATCGCCGAGGTCCAACGTCTCAGGTTTGAACTTGGTAACGTACAAAAAGAGAACAGATACTTAAAAAGTGTAATCGAGGATTATAAACAATTCATTGGCGTCTATCATGAACATTAATCGACAACGAGCCGCTGATAAACTCGCCGCGCTACAATCCCGACTTAAGGGCAAGCCGACCCGCCACCGACCAAGTCGCGGCCGATTTGAAGGCGTTGGCAATTGTTGGCCGGCTCATTTACTCGGTGAGGATCTACCCGCGGACGATATGCCGCCGTGGTTGTTCCAGGTTAACGAACGATGAGCGATACACCTGCGGCAATCTATCGACGAGCTCAACGCGAAAACGAGACACCCGAGCAACGAGAGAAGCGACTCGCATATCAACGAGAGTATCAACGACGCAAACGCGAAAACGAGACACCCGAGCAACGAGACGAGCGACTCGCGAATCAACGCGCAGCAAATAGAAAGCACCGACATGAGCAAAACTGAAGAGTGTAAAGGGCGTAACATTCTCGCCAGATTACAAGAGTTAATCATCGGCAGACTTAGCGAGTTAAACCCCGACGACCCCGAAGACGTGAATATTCGAGACGCATGTGATACATTATATCATCATATTGAGAGCGTTTTGAATGCGCTGCCGATCGATGAAACTAAAGAGTAAATTCTTACAAATCTTACACTCTAACGCGCGCGCGTGAAGTATGACGAAATCAAGAGAAGTTCGAAACCAGTTACTTGAAGAATTGAGAGCGGGTTTAACGATAACCGACGCATGTGCTCAAGTGGGTATAACCAGAGTAACATATTATGCATGGTTGGAAGATCCCGAATGGAGTTTAGAAGTTGACGCCGCGCGCACATTTCCGCGGGCGCAAATGACAAACGTAATGATACAAGCGGCGCTCGCCGGCGATTGGCGGCCCGCTCATGCCTATCTTAAAAGCGTAGCCCCCGACGAATGGAGCGAGCGACGAGAGGTCGAACTAAACGTAAATAATTCAGGTTCCGACGGGGCCGCGCTCGTTCAGGATATGATTGCTCAACTTCGCACTGATCTCGAATCATCGACAGAATCAACAGACAATGAACACGCCGACGCCGACGATTAAACTCAACGAGCTCCAACGCGAGATCATAACAGCGTTAACATGCGATCAACGAGTCATCGCGGCGCGTTGCGGTTGGGGATCAGGCAAGACCGCGGCGCTAGTGTTCGCGCTCCTCTACGTCTCTCAAATGCGGCCTAAGACCTCATCATTATTAATCACCGACACGAACCCGCGTTATCGATCGGTGCTCATGCCTGAGCTGCAAAAGTGGCTCGGCGCGATTGGTTGGACCTATAACCACACGCTGCGGAAATGGACCGACCCCGAGACGAAATCATCAGTGTGGTGTCGTGCATACTTTCGACCAAATACCCGAGACACGACGCACAACCCGCTCGAAGGGCTCAACATTACGAGCGGCGTTTGTCTCGTTGACGAGTGTCAAACCCTCACCGCCGAAGTCGCACAAAAGGCGCTCGGTCGTCTTCGGTCGGGTCCATCGCCGATTATGATTCTCGTCGGGCTTCCGGTGTCGGGTGCCTGGTGGTGTCAGTTAGCAGAGACCGCGGGGTGTAAGCCGCTGCTATTTACCTCATACGTCAACGAAGCGAATCTATCCGAGGCATGGTTTGAAGCGACTAAACTGTTACCTCTCGAAGAGCGCGAGGCAATGGTCATGAATCGCCCGCGGCCGCCTTCGGGCCTGGTCTATTCCGAGTTCCGCGAAGATCAACACGTTTTAGATGATTGGGTTTATCATCCGAGCATGAGCGGGCGCATCGCGATCGATTGGGGTTTTCGTAAGCCGTCGGTTTTAATAATCGTACACGACCCCGACTTAGGGGCCGACGTGATCGCTGCCGAAATGAACCCCGCCGAGGTCACTGTTGAAGAGTTAGCCCGGTTAATCCTTTGCGTCGCGTGGCCTAGGTCGCTAAAAGATCGCGCACCGTCGTCGCGCATTTGGCTCGATTATGGGGTCGCGGATAAAGCAGGGCGAGCCCGCAATGATCAGACCGGCCGCTCGGCTTTTCGGGCGATGAGAGCGGACCCGCCGCGGGGTTTAGGTATGCCGCTACGGTCAAACACCGATCCGATACGCACCGACATTTTAAACGGGGTTCAACGATTGAAGCGGGCGTTTTCACGGGGTCAATATCGGATTACTCGCGAGGTATGGACCGCGGGCGAACGGGCGACGGGTAACTCGATCCGCAAAGCGCTCTTATCGTATGGTTGGGATAATAAAGAGTTACCAAAAAAAGACGGCCGTGAAGATCCTCTCGACGCTTTGCGATACGACTGTATCACTTGGAATTGGGGCGAGACGTTAGTAGATCGCAGACAGTACACCGCGGCCGCACCTAGCTCGCGAAGAGTTCGTGTTGGCTCAAAACGAAAAGTCGAGTTTTAAAAATGATTGTAAAAAATGTGATGGCGCATACCATCGATAATTGTACAACTTTTGAAGAGGTAATAGATTTTTATGATCAAACTGTAATTTTTGATTACCCGTATCAAAAAACTACAAATAAAAGCGGGGATATAGAATACTGGTATATAAAAGATAATAAAATATTATATTATGAACATTTAGCTCGAAAACCAAAAAAACCTATTCATGAGTTTGATATCTATCACATAGATATTGATGTATTTAATATAAAAAAAATGGGAACATATGGTGATTTCACGATAATTCAAACAAAAAACAACCAAATACATATCATCGATGGATGGGTAAATGAATTTGCCGAAAGCGCCCTTCGGTCTATCATAGAGATTGAAAATGATTATGAGGGTTACTAAAGACGGGTTATATAGGGTCAGTTAAATGCAGATCAAAACTCGCGAGCTCTCCATCGTTCTTCTTGACCTCATCGGCTCAACTCAATTCGTTCAACGTGTAGGTCACACGAAGGCGGCGGCGTGGTTGCAATATCACGACCGTTTGACGCGCTCGCTAATGTTTAAATTCAGCGGCCGCGAGATCGACCGAAGCGACGGGTTTTTGATCTCGTTCGAGGAGACGATTAACGCGGTGAATTTTGCGCTTCATTATCAATCAACGATTCCAGACAAGACGCGGCTTAATACTCGAATCGGCATACACGTCGGCACGGTCGCAGAGGTTACACAACGCGAGCTCGATGTCATGGTCGGCGCAAAGCCGGTTGAGCTCGAAGGCGTCGCTAAAAATCTCACAGCTCGCGTGATGTCGGTATGCGCCGCGGGTCAAGTGCTCCTCACGTCCGAAGCGTTCGCAGCGGTCAAAAATAAAACCAATCGCGACACCCCGCGACACACGCGATATGCACAAGTCGGCTTGTATAAATTTAAAGGCATCGCCGGCGCTCGCGTAATCTATGCCGTCGGGAGTAATATCAGATCACTGCAACCGCCGCCGAGCTCGGAGAAAGCAAAACGACTAGGCGGGCCATCGCGGATTAAAAGCCACGCCCGCGACCGTCGGTTGATTGAGTGGTTTTGGTGGTCACTGCCTCGACTCGCGCTCATCAACGCGATTTACATCATTTACGTTTTATGGCCATATCTTTCGACACACTGGCCGCCGCTGCGGTTTGTCGTGATGATTGTGAAACGGGTGTTAAATGACTAAACGATCAACCGAGAAAGAATTAACGCGCACCGAGAAAGCGCGCCGCGGTTGGTGGTTTTCGGTCTTCTTTATGGCGCTCGTCGTTGGTCTAATCTTGTTTCTTACTTACGTCGAGATCGTTGAAAAAAACCGTGATGTGCTCGTCGGTATACTCGGTATGATCACCGGATCGATCTCTTCGATGGTCGCGATTGCATCGGGCCGTGATCCTTCGGAAGTCGAAGACCTTAAAGATAAGCTATCGAGCGCGAACGCCGACCGCGCCGCGCTCATCGGCCGCTTACGTGATGCACAGATTCAAATGCAGATATTGAGAGATCAACAAAGCGAACTTCAGCAAGCGGTAATCGATAAGCTCAGTTTATTCTCAGGTGAGAACGTCGTTAAAACCCGCGACGAGTCAAGCGTTGTACTTCATCCGAGCGTAGAACAATGGTTACCGAGTAGCGATTAAACTATCAAAGAGGACCGATCGAGCCGCCGGATAACCGGCACCCTTTGAGGCGGCCAAACTCGATCAATCCTCTTTTCAAGTCACAGACAAACCAATGTTCAAAAAGTATCTCATAAGCGGACCCTAGACACAACAGAAAATAAATTGTAAACTCGTCTTGAGCATTGATTGACCTCCGATTTTGGAGATGTAAAAAACGCCCTTCGAGGTTATCAATGCATCAACCCGACACGACAATGTTTAAACACATGCGAGCGACGACGCCGCGCTTTAAAACGCGGGGTATTACGGGTACTCAATTGTCGGGCGGGGTCATCACGGGGTATGAGCAAAACGCGAAACTCACCGGCCAAAATTGGGTTAATGAGGCTGAGGAGATGTTGAGAACCGACCCGATCGTTATGCGTTCTTGGCATATGTTGAGACAGACTCTTTTGTCGGCGTCGTGGCGATTTGAGGCGGGTATCGAGAACGATGTAGTAAGTGAGGAGCTCGCGAGGTATGCAAACGAATGTTGGGGTTTTGACGGGTACGCGGGGCAAATGGCGTTATCTTGGGAAGATCAACTACAATATCTATTTCAATTTATCCCGCTCGGTTATCGATACGCCGAAGAGTGTTATAAAGTCGGGCCGGATTCAACGGGGCGCGTTCGCGTGTGGTTGAGTCATTACGCCGACCGCGAGCCGAGCGCGCATCAACGGTGGTTGTCTCGCGATAATCAAACGCTTGATGGCGTGTTGCAAAATACAGTCGGCACGACGAAGCAAGCCGAGCCGATCCCGTCAAATAAGCTCTTACTTTTGACGCTCAATAAAACCGGCTCGAACTTTGAAGGCATCGGCATGCTGCGGCCGGTTTGGTGGTACTGGCGAACGAAACAGCGCATCTCAAATCTAATGTGCGTGGCTGCGGATCGTTGGGCTATCCCGACGCCTAAGTTAGTCATCGATCGGTCACAGGCCGAATCACTAGGACTCACCGACGGTGATATTGACGCAATGATCAACGAGGGTGAAGGACAAGCGCAGGCGCTACTCGCTACCGAACAATCTTATCTTGTCGAAAATCCCGCGGTTAAATTTGATACGTATTCACCGGCTAATAATTTTCACGTCGACGGCCCGCTCAACATCATCACAAAATGCGATTCTCAAATCAGCGCCGCTTTCCTCACTCAGTTCGCCGACCTCGGCAACACTGAAACGGGGGCGCGCTCGGTTGGTGAAATACATCTCAGCGTGTTTCGACGAGCCGCGATTAACCTATGTGATATCGTCGCCTCGGCGGTTAGTGGCATCGATCGACAAGGGGCGGGCACGATTGGCCGCTTGATTCGTTGGAATTATGGACTTGTTGACCCGTCGAAACTCCCGCGGTTAACGCATACCGGACTCGATACCGATGATCTCGCCGACTCACTCGCCGCTTTGCCCGCGCTCGTTCAGGCGGGTCTATTGACGCCCGATGATGAGCTCGAACGCGCAATACGTGAAAGGCTCGGCGCGGGGGATCTACCCGAAGACGCACAACGCTCGCCGCTCTCAAGAGTTGCCGCCGGCGGCGGGGGCGGGGCAGTTTCGGCGCTTACAGAGAAATTGATCGCGAGTCGTCGGCATGGTTAAACGTAAACGAACACAGGCTCAAACGCCCGCGCCGAAGCGCGACCGAATAAAGGGCAGCGCAAAAAACCCGAAAGGCTCGGCGAGTGGATCGCGGGGCGGTATCGAGATCAGTGAGAAGGCGGTTAAGTCGCTCGAAAAAATGCGAGATGAGCACAACGCCCGATTTACGAAGAAAAAGCGCCGCGTTGATCTCGGTATGTTGAAAGCCGTATTTAGAAGAGGGGCCGGCGCGTTCAGTGTATCTCATCGGCCTAACATGAATCGAACACAATGGGCACTCGCTCGCGTTCGCACGTTCCTCAAACTCGTCGCCACGGGGCAACGTAAAAAGGCATACACGGGCGATCTTGATTTATTGCCGAAGGGCCACCCGCAACACGTCGAAAAACGAAGCGAACCGGCGAAATACTCTCATATAGATTTTACACCGCCGAAGGGCGTACAAGAGGCGGCGGCACGCGCTTTAGAGGTTCGCGAGTCTAAACCCGCTTCTCAAAGAGGTATGACGCCCGTAGGCATCGCGCGAGCTCGCGATCTTAAAAACGGTCGTGAGTTATCACCCGACACCGTGCGCCGTATGCTTGCATATTTCACTCGCCACGAATCCGACAAAGAGGGGGCGACGTGGTCGGATCAGGGCAAAGGGTGGCAAGCGTGGCATGGTTGGGGCGGGGATGCCGGTTTCGCTTTTGCTAGAAAGGTTGTCGGTCAAATGAACGCCGCAGACGAAAAGACTAATACACTCGCATATGGTGAATCAACACAACTCAGCGCGCTTTATGAAGTGCCCGAGGGTTTAACGATTGGTAAGCCGTTTAAAACTTTGGGGCTCGGTCCTGTATCGTCTCGGCTCACCGGTGACGGCATCGGCAAAGAGGTCGATCGTGAGTTGCTCTCTGAATTATTGAGGGTCTATCGAGAGCGACGCGACCGCGACCCCGTAATCATCGATTGGCAACACGCGACGAGTCCATATCAAAGCGGCCCGCCGGCACCGCCGGAGAGCGGTAACGCGCTCGGTTTAATCATTGATTTAGAGTTACGCGACGACGGGCTTTATGCTGTGCCCGCGTACAACGAGCGCGGTTTAAACGTAGTCAATAACGCGGGCGGTGTCCTCTGGTCATCGCCTGAATTTCTCACCGGTGACGTATTCGACCGCAGCGGCGGCGAACGCATCGGAGCGGCTCAACTGTTGGCCGTCACACTTACCCCGCGGCCGGCGCAGTCTCACGACCAAATCGACCGCATTACCCTAAACGAGAGGTTAAACGACATGGATGACATGAGCGTTGATGAGCTGCGGGCAATGCTCGAAGCTAAAGACGAGATGGTCAAGCAACTTGAGGCTAAAATCAAAGAGATGAAGAGCGACTCTGAGGCGGCGATTAATAAAGCCGGCGAAGAAGACGACGACGATAAGAAGCGCAAGATGACCGAAGAAGAAGACGACGATAAGAAGCGCAAGATGACCGAAGAAGAAGACGACGATAAGAAGCGCAAGATGACCGACTATAAGCGCATGAGCGAGCAAGCATCGCCCGCGCTTCTCTCTGAAGTTCAAGCGCTTCGTGATTCAGTCGCAACGCTCAAAGCGGAACGCGATGCGATGCAACGCGACCAAGCGGTCAACGCGCTACTCTCCGAGGGTCGTATCGCGCCGGTTGATGCCGAAGTCGCGGGCAAGGCATTCGAGCTTCGTGAACTTCAACCGGAGTTTTGGCGACACTTCAGCGAGCGCACCGCGGTCGCGGTTCCTCTCGCCGAGGTCGGACACGGCGCGAGCGGTGCAGAGGTAAACAAGCAGACTCTCGACGCGCGTATCAAGCAAGTCGCGACCGAGAAATCGATTAGTTATAGCGAGGCGCTCGGCGTCGTGCGTCTCGAAGATCCATCATTTTATAATCAAGCATTCGGGGGCTAATCATGGCTAACACTGACAATATTATCTCGATGATTGCGGGCGGTGCTATCACCGAATTCGCAGTCGTCTCATTAGACGGAAATGGCAAAGCGGTCGTTACGACTGCCGGTACTGACGAAAAAGTAATCGGCGTCGCACAACGCGCGGCGAGCGCGGGCGATGCGGTTGAAATCTTGGTCCACGGTATCACGCGAGTGATCGCGGGTGAATCTATCACATTCGCAACGACTCCCATTTTGTCGGCGACAACCGCGGGCAAGATTCAAGCGTGCGTTACTAGCGGTGGATCGGCTGATACCACGTTTTACCCGATCGCGCGGGCGTTGCCTAATATCAACCAAAAGACCGCAGCAGACGGTGAACAGTTTTTTGCGTTCTTCGTCGGCCCGATGTCTCTAGTATAAGGAGTCGCTTTTATGGCTAGTCAGTATAGTAATTTACACCCAGTCGATCAGATTCTAACGAGTCTCGTCGTTGAATCGGTTCCTAGTGATAATCAGCTTATCGCCGATCGTATTTTTGAGAATATCAATATCCCTGAGCGATCCGGAACCCTTTTGCTCGAAGAGACTCGAAACTTTATGGGAGCGGGTGCCGGCCTTGATCTTGAACGCGCCGCCGGCGCGAGCCGTGCCACGATTGGCGGGTTTGATCGCTCATCGCAGACATTCAAAGCGTTGATTTATGCGGCCGCTGATTCGATCGCGATGGAGGACATTTTCGATTCGCAGTATGCCGGCAGCGAAGAAGCGCGACTTGCTAAAAAGGTTTCTCGCGTGATGAAGCTCGCACGCGAGAAGCGCGCCGCCGATCTGCTCTTTGATACCGCATCATTTAACAGCTCAGCGGCGAGCGCGAATTTTGACGCGGCCGGCGCTACTCCTCTCACCGATCTTCACCAGTTAAAAGATACGGTTTTTCAGGCGGCGCACGGCATCAACCCCGACTCGCTGATTTTCGGTCGCAAGGCGTTTAGGGCGCTTGCTCGTAATCCCGAGGTTCGCGGATATGTCGGCGACTCTTCACAGGCCGGCGCGTTCTCATCGGGTAACCAGATCTTGAACGATGAGGCGGTTTTGAGCGTTCTTCGTGACGTGCTCGGGATCCCTAATATCTACGTCGGCGCGGCGCTTCAAGACACCGCGAAGATCGGCGCGACTTCTAGCGAGTCGTTCATTTGGGATGGTACGAAACTCTTTATGGGTATCCTCAAGGGTTCCGACTCTATCGTACAAAAGTCAGGCAACGTTAAGGGTATGCCCGTCGCCGCTTTAAACTTCCAGTTCAGCGGCATGGTCGCGGGTCAATACGACTCGCTCGATCGCACGCGCCGTTATGTATACGCCGAAGAGGTCCATCAGTTTAAGGCTATTGATTCGACGCTCGGTCACGTCCTCACCGGTTGTCATAGCTGATGCATCATGAGTTTAGATTGGCCCCCTCAACACGTCACTTTAAGCGAAGATGACGCGGATCAACGCGCGGTCGATGACCTCACCGCGCAAGTAAAAGGTCAACGGGGGCCGATCGCGACCATTGTGCGAGCTCGGCGAGATCAACTCAAAGCCGAGATCAGCACCGAACGCGCTTTTAAACGTGGTTTAGTTCAGGCGCAAAAACAACTAATAAGCGACATAATGACGGCGGCCGACAACCCCGAATCACTCGCGGTTTTGTTGAGTCCTGATGCTGATCTAACCACGTTTATACTTCAAAGCGGACTCGGCGACGCACTCGCCGATTTTATCGCGTCAACTGATGATATTAAAGACGCGATGACAAACGGGTTGAGCGCGGTTGGTATTGATCCGGCCGCGTCGACTCAACCTCAATTAGATTTTCTTCAAGCGCAAGCGGCCAACGCTATTTTTGAAGATGTAATCGCACCGGACTTTAAAAGCGCCGTGCGCTCGGCGTTGACGTCGGTAGTTCAAGAGATACCGTTAACAGTTGTTAAAAGTAATCTCGAGATGCGGTTACAACGCTCCACCGGTCGACAGTTGACCGAAATTAGAACTCAGGTTTCAGAGTACGGCCGATCGATCACGGCGACCGCGGCGGCCGCTGCTGATCTCGATTTATATCTATATACGGGCCCAGTTGATGGAATCGTCCGACCGTTTTGTAAACAACTCGTTAATCTCGTCGTTGATGAGAAACAAATGAGTCAATTAAACAACGGGCAAGGTCGACCTGTTAAAACCTCATGCGGCGGGTATAACTGCCGGCACAGTTGGTCACCAGTGACCGCGGGGTTTGTCGAAGCGGCCGACCTTAAACGAGCAACCGCGAGCGACATTAAAGACGCAAACAAAGCGGCGAGAAAGAGGAGATGATGTTAAAAGCGGTCAAGGATCAGATTTATCATTTCATTTGGAACCCGCCGGCCCCGTATGCGCCGACGCCGTCGATTACTGTTAAACTCAGCGGCGGCGACTACACTGCGAATTTTACGCAATCGCGAACCGACGCGACTGTAACCACAATCGCGAATGATCGACGTACTTTAACACTAAGCGCACCGATCGCGACCGCTTTAGAACGTGACGAGATCAAAGCTTTTTTAAAAACCGACCGTGACACTTTTTATGCTGTAACCGTTAGTAGATTAGGCGGCTCGGCGGCGATACTCGCCGAACCTCTCCCCCGTGAAATTGATCTCACATCATCGGCGACGCTTAATTTTACGATGAGCACGGTGGACATACCCGCGGCCAATCTCGACACGTCGGGAACGTATCCATATACTATTTCATTCACCGACACCGCCGGCGCTTCGCACGTAGAAACGGGGTTGCTAAAAGTCACCCCGCGACCATTCAACACCGGACTATCTCACGACGAGCTCGTCGCGCAAATGGCGAATCTTGCCGACATGGTGCCCCGTCGTCAATCCGATTTTACCCCGCAGATCAGCGCGGCGCTTGATGATATCGCGTTACGCATTCGCGACCATGTCGTCGCCGACGGGGTAACCGAAGACGAAGTGTTTAATCAACAAGCATTCATGCGGGCTCATGTATATTGTACAGCCGCTCTCATCTATGAAATGTCGCAACTCTTCGACGCTGCGAACGCTATGCGCGAGCGTTGCGAGGAATTGCTAGAGGTCGCACTAAGAAGCATTACACTTGACCTCGACGGCGACGGGGTTATCGATGAGGGCGAGAGCGATTTGCGCCGCGTCGGTGGTAATGCTCAAGATTTTCGTGCATCGTGGAAGACATACACGAAGACCGAGAACGATTCATTTTTTACACCCGCGAGAGGACAACGGCACTAAATGACGAGTAAAGTGACTCTAAAAATACCCCGCGTCATTTGGGGCGCTCGCGATACGATGCGACTCGCGAGTGATACGCTCGCCTCGATTAAATTGAGGACGAGCCGCGGCATTGATGCAAACGGGGTTGAATTCGACGACTACTCAACAAACGCGATTTATGTCTCAAAACGCGGCGCACGTCTAAAACCGAAGGGCGGTCGGCCATCGCGAACGGGTCGGAGTATTTTCTACTCAGGCGGTTACGCTCAATATAAAAAGCAATCGCGCAACCCTCGCGGGGGAACAAGTACAAGCGCCGAAGTCGATCTAGTGTTGAGCGGCAACATGATGAATAATCTAGTGATTAAAGAAGCAACCGCCAATCATTTTGTAATCGGGCTAACTAAACATGCTCAATATGGTTACGCCGTAAATCGAAAACGTGAGTTTTTAGGACTGACTAAAAAGGATCGTGAGATACTCGTTAAGGCAGTCGAGATCGAATTGAGAAAGCGATTAACATGAGCCAAGGCATACAAGCGGCGCTGAGCTATTTACAAGCTCAAATCGAAGCGATCGATCCAAAGAGCGACCCTCATCATGGATTTGTATGCTATGACGCCGGCGCGGGGTCAGTACCTCCACTCGAACAACGGCCGAACTCTAACCGCTTTTTTGATATGCTGATTCGGGACTATCCGACCGATGATGGGGCGGCCGGTTTAAGTGGTCGTCGCCGCGCCGTGATTGATTGTCGTGTTCGTTATGACATACCGGATGATTTTAATTATCTTCAGCGTGTTATCAGTGAAGACGCCGAGAAGATTCTAACGACGCTCAAAGGGCCGGTTTATTCGCTCGAAACGACGGGCATAGTTTCAGTCATACCCGAGCAACCGATGGTCGAACCGCTCAACCTCGAAGAAACCGCGCACCTTTTAACGGTGCCTTTCACACTTTTATTTTTGGAGAGTTAAAAAATGACAGTTACTCACCGATCTCTCGGCGTTGCGGTTGAAACCGCTTACGCCTCAATCAGTACATCAACGGGCCGACCCGACAACAGCGGTTTAACGTATGTCTCGATTCCATGCGAGCGCGACCCGATTATCATAGCCGGCGAGCCGGTCGCATCAGAGCGCCTTGACGCCCGTGATGGTAATTACAATTTACCTCCTGAACCCGACACGATGTATAACGGCGGTTCGCGGGTACGTCGTCGCACGGGTCAAGTCGTCGTAAGAGTCGACCTCACCACGATCGGCACGGGGGCCGCTGACTATAGCGCAAATTATCTCGGTTATCTCTTCGGCGCGGGTTTTAAGACGCGAGTGCCAACAAACTCGAGCGACACAGTTTCATCAATCGCAAACACCAACACTTACGCACCGACCGCGGCACCCGCCGAGGCAGACGTCGGCACGTTGCTCGGTGCCGAACTCAGCGGCCGCGCGGAATATTCAGCGATCACTGATAACGACGAAGGCGGATCGGTTAAGATCTCGCCCGCGCTTTCGGCAGCGTTCACGGGTACGCCGACAATTCGACACCTGCAAACGTGGTACATGCCAGGTCGTGACCTCACCGGCACCCGCGAGCATTCTTTGAGTTTTAGAGTCGACGGGGTAAACTTCCGATCTTATGCCTACGGGTGCGTTTTAGAGTCGCTCAATATCTCTCTCGACTCCGGTAGACTCATGGCCGAATTCACGTATCAAGCGGCGGTCATTCAAGACGATCATGGTAGTGCAGGCGGGCCGATCGAACCGGTTTACAACACCGGCGCGGCTCAATTGTTTCGCGGTGCGTATGTGGTCGCGTCGAGTACGTCGCCGACGTCACTATCAAACGCGACGAGCGGCGATACACTCGGGCGCACTCAACTCGCCGCCGAAGACTTCAGTTTAAGCGTAACGAATACGCTAACACCTCTCGGTCATAGCAACGACCTCGCCGCTATGTCGGGCATGGAGATCAGCGAATCAACTGTTGAATTATCGTTGACGTTAAGCACCGTAAACACCGCGATCAACGAGGACTATTTTAACCGCACGGTTAGACAAATTCTCGTCGGTACTGGTCCGATAGGCGATGGCCTAGGGTGTGCGATCATGTTACCCGCTGCGATGCTTACAAATGACCCTTCGGTTTATGACGTAAGCGGCAATGATATCGTGCGCCAATCTTTGACGTATCAGCAAAGTCGCTTCGGCGGCGATGTAGTCGAGACAAACGCGGGTAACTCACCTTTTAGAATTGGTTTAGGGATTTAATATGGCGCTTCGCTTTCTCACATCATCAGATATGTCGATTGATATAGTTGTCACTTGTGACGACGCGGTCGAATGCACCGAAGAGCAACGCTCACAATATTTAGAAACCGGCGAGCTCGGTGCGCTTGATGTAGTAAGAGACGACGCGACGCGGTTTAATATTAAAGCGCTGTCACCCGCCGAACGCGAGCAAGCCGAGGCAAACGCGGGCGCTTTGACTCGCTCGGAGTTAGGGCGCTTGTTGTGGAGTGAAGCACCGAACGACACGACCGAGCGGGCGAAATGGCATCATGATTTAGATGATGATGAGCGCGTGGCTATGTCTGAGTACCAACAGTATCTCAACCGCGTTTATGTTGAGATGATCCGCGCCGCGCTCGTCTCCATCGATGGCGAACCCGCCGACGTTGATCAGCTGCAAATGATCCGACCTGAACCCGCAAGGATTCAAACGATCAGCGAGCTTGTCTTGCACATTCAAAGGATTTCATTACTCGGTATTGAGGGAAAATGATCACCGCGGCGTCGGTATGGTTAGGTCATGCCGGCGGCCGCTCATGGTCATGTGATCAATGTAGAGATAAAAAAGGGTTGCGCGCACTTCGTGGCAATTGCGGCGGGCCGTTTCGTGAGGATTTGCCCCAATCGCGACGCGATGACCGCGGGGTATTCGTGCCCGCGTATCGGATCGCCCCCGATTGCGATGAGACGTTTTCAGAGTATGAGTTTAGATCGTGCCCCGTCGCGGGTGTCAATCAACTCGCCCCGCTCATCGGCGCTTACAATCGGCACCGCTCCGGCCTGTATCCGTTGTCTCATGCATACCCATCACCATCATGCGCTTTGATTGATGTGATGGAGACGCTAGAATCAAACCGAAACTCGGCGACGTTGCGGGCACAAAAACGAATGATAGATGAAAGTAAATCATGACGACGAATACAGTTGATATTGAAGTCCGATTAGACGGGGCACAAGAGGCTAAAAAGGGTTTAACTGGCATCGGCGAAACGGCCGCGAGCATGGCCGATCGATTCGATAAGACTAACTCACATTTAGGCGAAGGGCTCGGCTCATTAGTCGGTAATGTCGAAGATGCATCCGGCGCTTTTAAAGATCTATCATCGACAGTTAAGTCGCTCGGCACCGGCGGCAAGGCGTCTTTTTTATCGTTGATTCCCGCGATCGGTGGAGTCGTCGCGGTTGGCTTCGCGTTATATGAGACGTTTATTAATATCACCGGCGCGGCGCAAGAAGCTGAAGATGCTAATGAAGCATTCGGCGCGGCCGCTGCCGATCTTCAGAGTAAGCTTGAAGCACTCGCGGAAAAAGGAGTACGGCCGACTCGTAAAGAGTTAGAGAGTTTTACCCGCGCTAATCTAACCGCTCAACTTGCGAAAGAGGCAATCGAAAAACAAACGGTCAAAACATCGCGAGCGCTTGGTGTAGAAGCGGAGGCACAAAAAGAACTCACCGACGCGATTATCAATCGAAATAGTTTTACACGTAAGTTTTTAATCACTCTTGGTTTTTATAATGACGTCTCTGAGGCCCGCTTAAAACTAGATAAAGCCGTCGAAAAGTCACAACGCGCAATTAATAAAGGACTGAATCTTCAAGAGGAGGCTCAAAAAAGACTTGCGGCGGCTGAAAGTGAATATTTAGATTTAGAAAAACAAGCGCCCGAAGTCATCGCCGCAAAAACTAAGGAAAATATAGAACGTCTTAAAACGCTTCAACTTCTTGAAGCCGAGCAAGAGACTAGTAGAGAGATTCGAGAGGGTTACAAACTCGACCTCGAAGCACAGCAAGAACTAATGAAAGCGCGTCTTAGAGATGCGGCAAAAGACAAGGCCGCGCTTGTTGAGTTTGCAAAAGAGATTGAACAACAATTAAGCGTTTTTGATGAGGGCCAATTAAGACAAGAGGACATTGACCGCCGGCGAGTAGAACTTAGCCGAGCAATAAAGGCAGAGAACGCGAAACTTAACGCCGAACTCATCGCACAACGAAAAAGCCGAAAATCCGTTGAAGACGCTATAGAGCGACAAACTCAAAACGAGATATTTACAATTCGAGCAATGTCGTTGCAACACGCTCGAATGATGGGCGCGGATCAGTTAGACATTCTCGACGCTCAACATCAACTCGAACTCGAAAAAGCGGGCGATAACAATAACCGGCGGCTTATGGCTGATATAAAATATCAGATGAGTAAAACGCAACTGGAAAAAGCCGAAGGCGAAAAGCGGGCCGCTGAAGAGCAACGCCGAGCGGATCAACGCCAGGCCTTCATTGCCGAATCACGAGCGTTTGATATCGACATGATGCAAGATGGGATTGATAAAGAACTCGCCGCGCTCAGGTTTAAATATGATCAAGAAAGAGCATTGAAACAACATTCAGAAGAAGAGTTGACCGAGCTTACACGCCGATTTACTCTCGAAAGAACGGCGATACAAGACCGCGCTTTAAATGAACAAATGCAAGGGTTCAAAGATTTAGCGTTAAGCGCTGCCGAGAGTTTCGGACGTGACGCAACGAAAGCGCTTTATGATTCGTTGACAGATCAATCGTTTGATGAAGCGCGGCGAGATCTGAATGCGACATTTACAGAACAACTGGAAGCCGAGAGAAAAGCGCTTAAAGAGTTTGAAGGTACGCAATCTGAACGGGTACAAGCGACCGCCGAGGCGAACGAGCGTATTTTAGAGCTACAACGTGAATTTACACAATCAAAGCGCGACATAGAAGCGCAAGAGAAAAACTCATTACCGCGGGCGATCGGTGAAATACTTGTAGCGCTAGGACAACAGGCGGCCGTTGAGTCTCTTATGTTCGGGGCCAAAGCGATCGCGTCGCTATTCACAAACCCCGCACTCGCCGCGAATTACGGCATAGCCTCGGGCGTGATGGCCGGTGCCGCCGCAACCGCGGGCATTTATGGCCGATCTCTCGGCGCGGGGTCGGCTCCATCGGGCGGCGGCGGCGGGTCGCCGAGTTTCTCGCCGCTTGGTACGCCTCAAATCGCCCCCGATGAGGACCGAGAACAGGCCGAAACCGCGACGACTGTTTTTAATATTAATTTCGGCGGTGCGGTCGTGTATGATACTAAACGAGCGGCCGAAATCGCTTTGGCCGATCGTATCACGACGATTCAAAATCAAACGCGTCGCGGTGCGCCTCGCCGGAGGTTTTAACGATGCCGATGAGCAACCCCGCCCCCAATTTCGCACTTCTCACCGCTTATGACATGCGTACATATTCGGGCGTAACGGCATTTACTCGCGGGTCGACTTCGGTGACTATGCCGACATTCGCGACCGGTGCCGGCGTTTATGATGATGCGATTCTATTTTTAAACGGCCGATCAAGCGATACTCAAATCTCAGCAGCGGGTCAAATCGCCACTTCAAAAACCTTCGGCTCGTCATGGGTTGTAGAGCTCACCGACGCGGACAAGGTCAAAATTACGACGAATGTCGATTTTACACTCACTAACGTCGGAACCATCGACGCACTCGGCGCGGGGTCTAGCACACTCAACGCGACACTATCAAGCGCAACATACTCAGTAACATTCCCTAATGATTGGACTCGCGGCGCGGTCAACTTGGGTGATGTTAGTTATAGAATCGATGAGGTCGGCGGGGCGGGTTCGTTTACATTTCCCGATATTTTGACGCATACTCAAGACGTTACTGTTTTTATTCGCGACCGGTCGGCGGTGAGTGATGCCGATGTTTTCGGACTCGCAAGTCTCGAAGAGCGTGATCAAACGGCGATGAGTGACGATCGTATTTCATGGTTTATTGATGATACGGGACGAGTCGCAAGTAGCTATTTAACGTCACTCGGTTCGATTTCGTGGTCATCCACAGAGATTCGAGACTTACTCGGGTTCACCGGCGATGAGACGCCGGTCGTCTATTCGTCGTCATACTCGCTAATCACGGCGACACATAAAGCCGCGGGTGTCCTGGTGCCATCGCGGCCGTATCAAAGGCATCACATCAAAGCTGAGAATGTGAGCCAATCGCGCCGACTCATCGGCGGCGGTTATGTCTCTAACTATGTCGGCACTTATGCGACGTCTATGCTCAATTTTGATCTTGATGCGCGTCTTGATCTTTCAGACGACTATCAACATTTTATACACCGTTGGATGCCGTACGCATCGTCGGGCGAGCGTGTGAATTTTTATCAATCATGGGGTGATTCACGGCGAGCGCTGCGGACTGATCAAATCAACGCATCACAGCCCGCTTATGATTCGCTATTTACGAGCGAGTCAAACGGCGATTACGGCCGCATTCGTTCGAGTATTGTGACTCCTGTATTTGATTTATCATATCCGACTCGCTTGCGTCGGCGGGTGCCGGTTTCGATGGAGTTAGAGCATTTATGAGCAACTCATTTACATCGCCGCCCCTTCTCACCGACCCCGCGAGACTCACCGCAGGGCTTACGATCCGCTCAACTGAGCTATCACGCATCGGCGACGCTCAAAATTATGCATTTGCTCACGCGGGAACCGGTGACGTAATCAATCAATTTTGGGATTCAGAGGTTTTTGAGTTTACGACGACGAGTCTTACAGAGTGTTGCCAATGGTATATTCCGAACCCGAGCGAAGAGCATACCGAGTTTAAATTTAGAATCTCAGCGAGTTCTAACACAAGCGGCGCGGTCGCATCAGTGACTCTTACTTTCCCGCTTTCGGGTAACTCATACACATCGTCAACGACGATCACAGACTCGTCGCGATTCGCGGGCGGCTTTGATGTGATTACGGTCAACATTACAACGTCCGAACCTGAATTATACGCGATATGCAAACTCTCATTAAAATCGAGCGGGGGCACTATCGAAGTTGCCGCGGTGCAAGCGAACTGGTCGCCGATTGCGTCACCGCTGCCGACGCGATTACTTGGTCAATACGGTCAAGATTTTACACCTATGGGAGTTAATCGGCTCGGCGATGACCAAGCGTTGACAAGTCGATTCGGGGTTGAAACGCTCAACAATATAAGCGAACTGAGAAAGCGCGGCCGAGTGTTGCTGAATTGGTCGGGCGTCGACAATGCGAGCTCGTCACCGGCGCGGGGTGTCGGTTCGTTGGATGCTCAACTCATGTACAACTATGTTTCGCTCTTCGCCGGTATGAATTTCAACGACCTTGATGTTGACGTATTTTTAAACGCTGTAAATATTACGTCACCAATTACCGTTGATGTCTTCGGTTATCGTTTGACAGTTTCTTTAAACGGTTGGAATTCATACGGCCTAGACTTGAGAACGCCTGAATCAACGTTAAGCGACGATTTCGGGTTGAGCATGTATCGTGTCGGTATTGATGAGACGATAAACAACGAGAGCGTTTTACTGAGCAAAACGAACCCGATAAACATAAACCCCGCATACATTCGCGGCGTCGCAATCGTGGGTGTATAATGTTAATCCCAACCGCGTTTCAACGTCTGCCGAGTTCGACTGGTTGTAATAACGGCCAAATGTTATTTGGCGGCGCTGTGTCTCAAATGTCGTCAGCGCTTGCGCAGCTAACACACTGCAAAATGTTAAACCATGCTCATTATTATATCGGGCGAACCGTGGCGAGCGCCGAAGGTGGCCGCCGATATTTGCACAACGGTGAGTTAAAAGGGGCGACTGTTTATAATTTCCTATATCAATCAACCCCGCTCTCTAGTCATCTAGCAATCGCGATGGGTTACGTATGCGCTAATTTTGACGCGACGACAGTATCGGCGCAAGTTGAACTTAGAGCAACGACGGGCAACTCATACACCGCGACGATTTTAGATGTTGGCATTGAGTTTGGTGAGTCAAATCTTGAGGCGGACCCACAAATTGGTTTTTGGACGTTCACGGGTTGCGCTCGCGGAGATGCACCTACAAACGTCAACCCTGATCCGCCGCGGCCGTTATTTGTGCCGACGAGCTCGCGGGGTGATTTGCTAAATATTGCGCTTACAACGACTCAACTCATACCGCTCGATTTTCATATCTACGATGTTTATGCGCCGGAGGTCACACCATGACAGTTGATAGCGACCACGGCCGCCGAGTTTTTGCGCTTCAAATCGCCGGACTTAAATATCGTTATCATAGCGTATCACCGCCGGCATCAACGTCGCTAGATTCGGCAATCGTTACAGGTATTAACTATGTCGATACTCAGGCAATCACCGCGGTCGGCTCGGTTAGCGCTTCAATTGATCCGAGCGGCGGCGTTGCGGATTACGGCGCGGTGAGTGTGACGCTCGGCATAAATCGACGCGGTGGAGTTAGTGACGCGGGGCGCGTATTTGGGCGATGCGGTGCGCGCTCGGCATCAACCCGCGCGAAACTTACGGCGAGCGCATCGCGGACTGATAACACGTTTTTTGTTTCTACTGATTTAAGGTCTTTCTCGTTTCCTCGATTGTTTCACATAGGAGCCGAAACGGTGCGCGCATCATCGGCGACATCAACGACGCTTACAGTGACACGCGGCGCGGGTAATACGCCGACTCAAGTACATACGATTGATTTAGAGGGTTCAATCGTTCCTGAGTTAACCCAAGAAATTACGACGTTTCGAGGTCGTCGTGCGCGTTTATACGCTGCGCATCAATACGCCGATGGATCGACGAGCACATATATCGAGGTCGTAAACGGTTTTATTGAATCAAGCCCGACAATCGAAGAGGGTGACGAGATAACGTTGTCACTCATGCCGCTTACCGCTTTAATCGACACCGATTTAAGCGACAAGGGTATCGCGCAAACTCGACTTCTCGACGGGTTTCATTATTACGACGGGCGGCACGGGTCGATTTTAGAGTATGCGTTAAGCTTAATCAAAGATTTAGACGATAACGAGCCGACAATCGTACCCGATACAAGCGCCGCGATCACCGCGAGCACGTTTCAAACGACGATCGCACTAGGCCGAAATCATAATAACATGTTCGACGATTTTGACACATCATTACCCGAGGGTCCAGACGTTGACAATTTCCCGAGAGAACACCCAAGATTTCCAAAACTGAGACGATCAGAAGATGTAGTTTTCAGTGATGCCGGTGTTTACCCTAATTCGATCACATACGACGCCGCAATCAACGGTTATCAAGTACGCGCAAACGCTTCGGTCACTAGCGCGTTAAACGCTGCCGAGATCACCGCGAGTGAGTCGCTTAAAATCCGACTTCCGCTCGTTGAGATTAAACAACATGAGCTAGGCGACGCCGAGGTCAAAAGATGGCCCGATGTCATTAATGATACATTATCAAGCGCGGGGCCATCATCGACCGCGGGCGTTTCGGGCGGGTTTGCTCGTTGGCGTTTAGATGCCGATAAAACGGTGAGAGTCGAAAAACTCAGCAACTCACCATTTAGAGCGCGTCTTACGCTTTGGAATAACTCGGGAATATATCGCAATATACGGCGATTTTTAGAAGAACAGGGCGTGCGCTCTCCGCTGAGATGGGGCAGTTTTGGAACGTCGGGTGTTTTAGATGATCTCTCTCGTATTTCATACCCGATCATTTTATTTAGTGACGCGATTACTCAATCATTCCAAGATGAGCGCGGCTGGAAATTCAGCGAGACGACCGTAGGCTCATCAGGCGTGACGGGTGCGCTTGAATTGTTCGACCTCGCGAACGCTTATTATCAACAATATGAGAGCGGCATACTCGTCGCCGAGTCGCTTGGATTGCCAACGACCGCGACCGCCGGCGTGTTCCATTTTATAAATGTTGATTACTATGATTTGATTCTTAACGAGATCAGAACACAGGTTTTTAAATGCACTCATCAAAGCGCGGTGAGTTTTGGCGGGTCAACGATCGGTTATGTGATACACATCGCAGATGATCACGATCATAGTGAAACTAAAAGCTTCGGTGATTGGCCTGATAAAGAGCGGGCGTTAATTTATCGCGGCGGCCGAGTAGAAGGGGAACGAGTCGGAACCGTTCTTTTACAGTTGCTTCAAAGTGGCGGCGGCGGGTCGATCAATGGCGCGTATGATCTGTTTTCAGTCGGGCTTGATATCTCCGCAGATGATATTGATGAGGCGTCATTTCTGGCGGCCGATGCTGCGGCGACGTTTACACTGACAGAGAATTACACCGGCGCGGCCGCTGATCTTCGTGAGACGTTCGACAGTGTATTACGATTGCTCGGCGCGGTGATCGTGATGAAGCGCGACCCGTTAACAGGGCGGTCAAAAATCACTCTGGTGCCGTTCGGCAATGAGAGAGCGTCGGCGAGTTCGTTGACAATTGCGGCGGGCGATTGGATCGCGGAACCAGTGCCGAGATGGGGCATTCATGAAGATATTGTAACTCAAATACAATACCTTTTTGATTATGACTCAAGGGAAGACAAATACGCGAGCGAAGTGATTTTTAACAATCATGAGGCAATTAACCGATACGGCGGCGAGCGGTCAAAAATCACGTTAACTCTAAGCGGCCTAAACTCTCGACAATTCGGGCGCGGTGCCGGTGACAACTATGCGTATTTCTTGCCGACCTCGGCGCGCATTTTTAACCTTTTGTCGAATCCGCTGCGCACGTGGTCGGGCGAGATCGGCACGGGGCGCAGTATATTCATAGATGTAGGCTCATATATGACCGTTTCATCGCCTCATTTGCGCGGTTACTCTGATGATTACGGCGTAACCGGCGGCGTCGGCATGGTGCGCGCTATTCGTCAAAATCTGATGAGCGAGGGTTGTGAGATTGAACTCATTACGACGGGAATCACCGCGGTAAATTGGAATTCGGCGGCGAGGGTGTCGAGTTTTACGCCGACAAAGGTAGTGCTCGACGAGGACAAATACAGCGGCTCAACCGTCGCAGATATTGATTTTTTTGCCGTCGGCGATGTAGTCGACTATCTACCCGCGGGCAATCATGACGCGGCGATAACCGGCTTAACGATTTCTAGTATAAGCGGTAATGTCATTACGTTCACCGCGGCTCATGGTATTTCAGCGGCCGGCGGCACGATCGAACCAACGACGTTTTTAGGCGCATCAACATCGCATAAATCCGATGCGTATTTATCAAATAGTTCTGATATACTGGGGGCGTCAACTGATGCTCAGGAGTTCAATTAAATGCCAACTAAAGCCGAATTGCAAACAAGGGTTGAGGGTTTGGAGCATGATGTGAGGCGCTTAAAGCGTGCTCTTCGTCAAGCTGAGATTGATATACATCAGCCACCGCCAAAAATGGTTTATTGGCCAACGCCGCATACTGATCAGCGATCGATTGAGGCAGTTGAGCGGGGGCTTGCTGAGTGGAAAGAGAACGTGGTTGACCCATCGCCGCGGATTGATACCTATATTCGGACTCAACAGGGGCTCGGTTGGAGTTGGGAGAAACAATATACTCGAAACGGTCAATTTGCTTGGTGCGGTGCGTTCGCGTCGTTTTGTTGGTCATCTGTTAAGCTAGACATCAGGAAAAAGACATTTGCATCGTGTTATCGTATGAATCGAGATTGGGGTCATACGAGCCGACGAATTGACGCTGAACTGATGCAGACCGGTGATATCGTTGTAGTTTATAGCGCAGCGCGTAAAAGCTACGGTGATCACATTACGCTATGCGTTGAACCTTCCGACGGTTCCGATACGTTTGAGACTGTCGAAGGTAATGCTCACGGTCAGCTTGGCGACGGCACGCGCGGCGAGGGTGTCATCACTCGCCGACGCTCTCTCGATGAGGTCGCGCACGTTTATCGATTACTCGGCGGTGATTTTGATGAGTAATCAAACGCTAACAGGCAAAGCTGGCGGGCGAAAAGCGGCGGGGTTTTATGCCGCGCTCGCTTGCTCGTTTGTGTTAGCCCTAAGCGGCCGCGCATCGGGTGAAGTGCTCGGCCTAATAGATACTCTCTATCTCGTTTTCGCGGGCGCAAATGTCGCCGCTAAACGTGTTTCAAAAAAAACAGAGGAGACAAAAGAGTGAGCGGATTAAATACGACCGACCCGATTATCTCGGGCAATATTCGCGGTGTATATGACGCATCGACGGCTATTAATGATACGAATTGGAACGACCTATCAAGCGCAAATTTTCAAGACTCGACGACCGGCTCATCATGTGCCGCGGGTTTAAAATTCGTGTGGTTGGGTGTATCTAACGAGGGTTCAGACTCTGCATTTTTAAAGTACCGAGCGCGCACACTGGCAACTGATCCGACGAGCAACGAGATCGCCGTCGGTCAATTTTACAGTGATGACATAGGCACACTTTTAAACACTGTAACGACGATCGCGATAAAAAAAGCGGCGGCCGGTGATAAAGTCCGACTTGTCGCCGGTTTTGCGAAATCATAAAGGGTAGATCATGACAATTGTATTTTTACCACCTAGTTCGAGCGGCGGCGGCGCGTCATCTGATACACTCGACGATGTTACCGGCCGCGGCGCAACGACGTCAAATGCGGTACAGGTTGGCGGCCTAAATGTCGCGGGTGCTTATGCGCTGCCTACGTCTGACGGTTCCGCAAATCAGGTTTTACAAACCGACGGCGCGGGCGCGATCTCGTTTACTACGATCAGCGTTACGGGCGGCCTGACGTATAAAGGTACGTTCAATGTGACAACGGCGTCGCCGAGTCTCGCGAACGCTCTAAAAGGTGATTTCTACATCATTCAAGGTGTCGCGACTCTTTACGGCCAAAACTGGACCGACGGCGATCATTTAGTGATTAACGAAGACATGGGCGGGTCGATATCTAATGGAAAGATTGACAAGATCGATAATACTGATCTCGTAAGCTCAGTGAACGGGTTAACGGGGCCAGTTGTCCTGAACGGGGCGAACGTCGACGGCGATCACACTGCAAGCAACTACTCGACGGCCGACGATAAAATTGAGAGCCATCTTGCCGGAATCGATACGAAACTCGGCACCCTCGGCACGATGTCGACTCAAGCATCAAATAGCGTATCGATCACCGGCGGGTCGGTATCGGGTATCACCGACATAGCAATCGCGGACGGCGGAACGGGTGCAAGTACCGCGAGCGACGCCCGCACTAATCTTGGCCTCGATACTATGTCGACACAAGCGGCGAATAGCGTGAGCATTACGGGCGGGTCGGTCACTGGTATCACCGACATTACAATCGCCGACGGCGGCACGGGTGCAAGTACCGCGAGCGACGCACGTACAAACCTCGGTGTCGCGATCGGTTCCGACGTTCAGGCGTATAACGCGAGACTCGCCGACGTCGCGGGATTAACTGCGACAAATAATCACGTAATCGTCGGCGATGGTAATAATTTCACGGCCGCTCAACTTGACCTTAACAAGCTCTCAGATGTGAGCTATTCAGCCGGCGCGGGTATCGATAACTATGTACTAACATATGATCATTCGTCGACATCTTGGGGAGCAGAAGCGGTCGGCGCGTCATCTGATACACTGGACGCGGTCACTGGCCGCGGGGCGACGACATCGAACGCGATTCAGGTCGGCGGGTTAAATGTCGCCGGCGCTTATGCGCTGCCTACTTCCGACGGGTCGGCAAATCAAGTGCTTCAAACCGACGGGGCGGGCGCTGTATCATTCGCGAGCCTCGGCACGATGTCGACTCAAGCGGCGAATAGTGTATCGATCACGGGCGGGTCGGTCACTGGTATCACCGACATTACAATCGCCGACGGCGGCACGGGTGCAAGCAACGCGAGCGACGCACGTACAAACCTCGGACTCGGCACGATGTCGACTCAAGCGGCGAATAGCGTATCGATCACGGGCGGGTCGGTCACTGGTATCACCGACATTACAATCGCCGACGGCGGCACAGGGGCGAGCAACGCGAG